TCTCCAACCTGTCGGTTCTGGTAGTTTTGATTCTTCGTTGATTTCTTTTTTTTCTTTTTTTTCAACACCAACTAGTTCTTTATTTGGTAGAACTATCTTTTGTTTTGATGCTGATAATTGTTCCTTCGCTGTCATTTTGCTCCTTTGTTTTTAGCAGGGTGGATATTTCCTGTAATAAATACTGATAAGTTCGTATTTGCCCTAACATATACTGGTATTTTTCCATACTGTCAACATTACCATTAGTCATTGCAACTACAACGTCATCGTGTCTCATCTTAATTACTTTTCTTATTTTATCTATAAAGTCCATTATAGTGCTTCTCCTCTTTCTGGTTCAAACTCGTCTAATACGTCTAGCTTTTCTTTTGCTGCAGCTATCTTTTCGACTTGTTTATTTACTTCTTCTATATGTTGTGGGTGTTCTCCGATACCTACTGAGTTATCTAGAAAGATATTTGCAGTTGCATCTGCTTCTGCAATATCAGCTTCGTATCTAGCTCTTAGTGCGTCTAGTATTGCTCTTCTCACGTATTACTCCTTCTAACATTTTCTTTTGTTTAGTATGAGCTTTGACTGCTTTGCCCAAACCTTTTATCACTTTTTTAATTGCTCTTTTTTTCTTTAGCATTTCCATCTCCTTCTAGCTTGACGGATTCGTGAGTTAGGATCGTTACGTGTTTTTGCTGATGACCTTTTTAATTGTCCTAGTGATCTAGCGCAGTATGATTTTCTACGATTAGCAGCTTTTGATCCAGGCTTCACTTTTCCTGTCACGGCTGTTTTTAGTTTACTTCCAGGGTTTGCTCTTCTGTAAGCAGCGACACCCTTCTTAGTCATACCTGCTCCAGATTTTGTTGGTCTATAATTTGCTCCGGGACCTTTAGTAGTTTTTCTAATTGTCATTTTCTTTTTGCAAATGTTGAAACGTTGGTTGGCTTTCCTCCGGGATTACCCGCAGCTCTTTTTCGTCTGACAGCACTCGCCTTTTGCGAACTTGTCATTCGTGTGGCTTTTGCAAGTGGAACGCATTTTGGATACTTCCTCTTTGAGCCTTTGCTTCTCCCGCAAGGTTGATATTTCCCGTTCTTCTTCGGAGCTCCAATATCTACCCATTTGTCTTTGACCCATTTTCTTAGACCACCTTCAGCCATTATTTTCTCTTGGATTTCTTTTTCTTCTTGCCACCTGGTGTAACCTTACCTGAACATACGGCTGAACCATACATGTTAGCATATGCTGAAGGATATACTTTGAATTTTCTTTTAGCGGCTGCTTTGCCTTTTGCACAGAGTTTAGCCATTACTTAGCTCTCCCACCATCCTTCATGTAACCCATTTTGTTTCTAACTTTTTTGGGTAACTTTTTTAAACCTTTTTGATTTGGTTTAACTGGTTTTAAAACTTTTTTACCATTTTTGTACATTGGTCTTTTCATCATTCCAGGCATTATTTTTTCTTACTCCTATTTGCTTTTCTTACGGCTCTTCCACCTTTTTTAGTTTTTCTAATTCTTCCACCTTTTTTAGCCATAGCTCCCATAAACATTTCATCGTCAGCCATGTCTTGTGGTGTCATCATATTAACAGGTACAAAACCTCTTTTGTTACTGTAAGGACCAAAATCTTTTAGTTTCATTTGACCAAAACCAAATTCTTTTGCTTCGTTAGCAGCTATACTGTCTGCTCTTTTTTTTCTTTTTCCTAAAGCTGCTGCACCAAGTAGACCAAGTGCTAAAGGAGCTACTTTTTTAAGAATCTTTTTTAGTTTTTTCTTTGCCATTATTTTTTACCTCCGTTTCTAAATATCTGCGTTCCCTTTATACCATATATGCTCGCAACGACAAGGATCCATAAATTTGTGAACCATGACGGTAGCTGCGAGAACATGTCGAAGAACAATTTTACCTTGTCCATCGCTGTCGGGTCATCCGATATCACTGCCCACGCGAGCACCAACACGGGCAAACTTAATATTACGAGGACCGCCTCGTCCTTCCAATCCGATTGTCTAGCTTCTAAAAGTTTTCCCTGGTATTGTTCTTCACCCTGGGCCATCTTAGTAGCATGCATCAGTTGTGCATCTGACATAGCCATTTTAGTTCTCTGCTTGTTAGCATAAATTTTACTTCCAGCAGAAACGGCTAGTTTGATTGCCGATAACCACATGACTTAGTACCAGTTTGCGTCTTTTTTCTTTTCAGACAGCATTCTTTTAGTTCCTTTTACTTGAACAGTTTGAGTTTCAGTAGGATTTGACACCTCAACTTCAACTCCACCGTTTAGTAAACCGTCTTTGTTTAAGAACATGTCATGATCTACATGAGTCATGCCTGCGTGACTGTTTTTTTTATTTTTTTTCATAATTATTCTCCTCTACTTCTGATTATAGCAACATTTCCAGGCATTTCATCCATTTTCGGTGCCGATGGAATTGTTTTACTCAAAATTGTCTTTTCAATAGACGTATTAGCTCTTAGTTTAGCTAATTCTTCGTTTTGTTCAAGCTTATCTTCTTGATTTCCTTGGTTCATCATAGCTTTTGATTTGTCTAAGTTCAATCTTTGGTCAGCTTGGTCGTGTTTTTGCTGGTTATCCATGGCTCTAAGGTCTAATTCTCTTGCTTTTAGCTTAGCAATTGGATCATTTCCAAAGTCACCCATGATTTTGTTCTCTTCTTCCTTAAATTCTTCTGTCATATCAGCAATTAATTTAGCTTTTCTTGCTTCAATACCCATACTCATTTGCATAATCTGTTGTTGAACCTGAGGACTTTGTGCCATTTGAGGATTTTGTTGTGCCATTTGTTGTAGTTGTACTAATTGTTGTAGCTCTTCTCTAAATTCTACTTCTAACTGTTCTTGTGCCATTAAAGAGATGTGTTCAAATATGTTTTTTTGTAATGCACCCGTAATCACAGGATTATTTTTAGCCATGTTAGTTGACATAAAATTTAAATGTGAAGTTATGTGAGCTCTGTGGTCTTGACCCTTAAATGCTTGAAAAGGTTTACCACTCATTGCCATAATATTTTCTGCCGCTGGATCCATTGGCATTGGTTGTTGAGGTGGTGGTAAAATTCTATTTACATCTTTTACACCAATTGCAGCATACATATCTTTGTATGCTTCATACAAGTTGTGCATTTGTGGGTTTGACATTGCAAGTTGTAATTCTGTTTGAGCCATAGATATTCTTTGTGATTGTGAAAATATATTTGGATCTGCAACAGGTAAAATATCTACCTTTTCATCAAAGTCCATTTGTTTAATATTTCTTTGTCCACCTACAACATCATATGGATATTCTGGTGGCAGATAGGTTTTAAATACATCAGCTAATAAAACAAATTCTTTTTTAAGCGCCACATACAATCTTTTATGTATGGCTGACATGACTCTGGAACCTCGTTCTAAAAGAGCAATGGTCGTTCCAACAGCGGCCTGTTGGTTGCCGTCACCGACCTGCATGTCAGCAATGGCGGCAAATCGTTGTCCTGCTTGAACCACTATTCCCATTAATTGTAATAATGTTGCTGATGGTTCTTTAAAAGGTAAAGGCATAAATGCGTCTCTGATGTTTCCTCCAGGTGCATCTACATCTCTAAACTCTCCAGGTTGAATCGATTGCGCTTCATCTCTAACACGAATACCTCTTTGTTTAAATCCAGCTGGCATATTTGAAAACGTACCAGCGTCTAATAATTGTCTAAGTGCATTCGTTGCAGTTCGTGATAATCCACCAATCATGTGAATTAATCCAAAACCGTAAAAACCTAGACCCGGTAAAAATTTAAAGTGTGCAAAATATTCTACTTTACTTTTTGTTGGATCTTCAGGTTTAAAGTTTCTTCTAATTGACAAAACTTCTCTTGACGATGTATCGATTGTTACAATGTAAGGAAGTTTAATTCCTGTTGGGTTTTGCTCCATGTCTTTATCTTCAAAACCTTCTAGGTCAATATTTGTATGTACTTCTAGAATAGTGAACATTTGTTCATCTCTAGTTTTCTTAACTCCTTCAAGTTCTCTTTCTTTTTTTTCTACTTCTGACTCTTGTGCATAGCCTGGTGTAATTTCTATGTCTCTATAAAAACCAGACACTTGTTTTTTTCTTAATTCATTTTCTGACATTTTTAAAACATGCACGATTGAATCTGCATCTTCTAAAGATGTTGCAGTGTATGGAACTATCAGGTCATCTGCCGGAACAAATTTAGACACGGCTCTGTCAAGAATTTCATCGTAATAAATTTTCTTGAAAGCAGAGCCGCTAAGAGGGAGATAAAAAAGTAACTGATCGAACTCGGGTTCATACTCTTTCATCACGTTCATGAGTTGATAGTTCATGAAATTTTTTACTCTCGTTGACTGTTCTTCTTTTTGTCTAGAAGGTATACCCATAATCTGAGTATGCACTGGACCAGTCGCTGGAAGTAATTCTTTGTAAGCTTGTGCTTGAAACTGTGTAACTGCTTCTGCTAATACAGGGTGAGTTGCACCACTTGCATTTGAGAATGGTTGAGATCTTGTCTCGTATTTAAATCCTAATAAATCTAAACCTTTTGTGTATGCATCTTCCCAATCTTTTCTAGATGCTTTGTATTGTGTGTAGTTTTCAAAAAGTTCAGAACCTAATCTACCTAAAACATCTTCAGGTAATAAGTCTGCTAAGTTATCAAAATGTTCGTTAGTTCCTGGCTGGTTTACAGCTTCAGGATCAAAAGTGATTGTAGCACCACCATCTTCGTCTTGTTCAACTTGAACATCTTCTGGTCCAACTTGTTCTTCTACGTTTGCTTGAGATGCTTCTGCTATCTCTTCTTCACTAGGTAACTTTATTTCCTGCTCTACGTTTGGTAAAGACTTGTCTATTGTTGACATTATTTTTCTCCGAGTTCGACACCACTATAATCTTTTTTTCAGGAACATTCAACCCCTGTGGGTTGGGTCCTCTAAGTGGTGGAATTGTAGTTGTTAATTTTTTAATCATCTAATAATCCTAATCCTTGTATAACAGAAGAAGCTGCAAAGCCACCTATACCTGCTCTAGATAATAGCCTTAATGCTGGTCCACGCAAACCTAATCTAGCTACCTTTTGAATAGTTGGATTCAACCCTCTTGTTAATTTTGGTGTTTGATCTGCAAATGCTGGATATAAATAGTTGAATGGATTAGTTGCAATATCTTCGGGTGTATCACCTTCAGATATTTGTGATGCAATATCTCCTAATGCAAATGGTGCTAGTAATGCAGGTGATGCTGCAACTCCAAGCCCTCTTCCTAAAACTCTTAAACCTGTTTTAATTGCACCTTTTGGTTTTCTTTCAATACCAAGTGCTCTTGATTTACTTGCTTTGATTGTTGATGGTGCAGCTAGCGCTGTTGAAGCAGCTAACGTTCCGCCTAATGCAGGTAATTGATAATCTAATATTGCAGGTCTTTCTATATCTAAAGACACAGGTTGTGTTGCCATATCTACTAACATATTTTTCTGTTGATCTTCGTTTGATAAATAACTTGTTGGATCATCGTTTCTAAATGCTTTGACCAATCCTATTGCAGCTCCTACAGCTGCACCGGCACCAAATGTTTTTACACCTGGTGATTTTGCAAAGTTTAAAATTTTATTAAACAGACCTTCTGGATTTTTTTTAACAGCATCATCAAAAGATGTTAAACACGCTTTTACTGAACCACCGTTTGCTTTTCCAAAAATAGAACAAACATTATCAGTATTATTTTCAAATTGTTTTCTTACATTTTGTAATCTAGATTCAACACTTGCTCTTGCAAATAAATCATCTGCTGATCCAGCAGCTGCCTTTGTAGTTGCTCCAGGTGATGCCATAATTTCTGATGATTCATCAAAAGCTCCTGTGTATATATATCCTTTTAAAGTATCTCGATTTACAATAATTGGTTTTAAAACATTTGCTGCAGCATCTCCTTGTTTACCACCAGTTGCAACAGTCTCTAATAAACTTTCATTTACTTTATCAAGTTGATTTTTTAATCCTTCTGTACTTTTTCTTTTTAATTTATTAACTAATTTTAATTGTTTTCTATACAAAGGTTTTAATTCATCGTTTAAACCTTCAGCCACTTTGTTGTTTACATTTTGTGTCTGTATAGCTAATGCATCTATTGGATATTCGATACCTAATTTTTTAGCTTGAAATATATTTGCAGTATGTGCAAGTTCGTATTGTTTTCCTAAACCTGTTTTTTGTTTAGTTCGTTTTACCCTTTCATCTAAATTTTCTAAAACCTGCCTTCTCTTATCTCCTGCTCTTTTAGCACCACCAGTATTTTTAGGACCTCTTGGGCCAGCTTGATAATCAAAACCCTCTGCTATTAATTCTTCTTTTCCTTTGGTCATCCATTTAGGAGTACCAGCACCTGGTTTTCTATTTAACTGAAACTCTTCTATAATTTTCTTTTTTGCTTCATTAGGTGTAAGACCTTCTTCTCTAACTAAAAATTTAAATCTATCTATTCTAAGTCTTTGACTTTGAGCTGCTTCTGCATTTCTTTCTAAAATATTATCTTGAACACCAAAAGTGTTTCCTAATTCAAATCCCATTACACCTCCAGGATGCCGGCAAGACCACCGCTTTTAAATCCTATTGGGTCAA